CCTTCAAACCCATTTGTAACATATGATAAACTAATTAACTTATCATAGAACAACGAAATGCCTTCGGCTTGTTTATCTTTATACTCTGCTGCTGTTTGTAGTAAATTATAGAACCCACCGTACCATGTGTTTATGGCTACTGTAATCTGTACTTGTATCCACAATGAGGCCATCAATAAAGCACCTCCACCATATGCCCATGCAGCCCACTTCTTACTTCTATAAAAAGCTCTTAACATAAGTTATCTCCTAAAATATTTATCCATTTTTTGGGTAAACATTTCTGAGTACTCCAGTTTGGTTGGCAATATATCTTTATAGTTTTTTTGAAACTCTTGTAATGCCGTAGAATATAAATCATCCTCTTTCAAAGATAATATCTTTTCTCTTAACTCCTCAAAAGATGATACTCTCTGAAAGTCCTCTATAGCATATGTATTATTCTTATCGTAATCTTTCCATACAAACGGAACTAAACCAACCGCTAGAGCTTCTGGATACCTAGACGTTGTTGCTGTCGGGTCTCGCCAATTAAAACACAAAGTACATCTCGCCTTTGATACATAACTAAACAACTCACTCCACTCCTTTATCCATGATGCCTGTCTTTTAACACCAGATGGAAAACCACCCACCAGTATTTGTGTTATATCTGGATCACGATAAAGTTGTCTGATAATTTTACCACGGTCATCACCGTCTTTCATTCTGCCCCAATATGCAAAATCTACTTGTGGTAATTCTGTACTCATCAAACTCGCTAGAGGATTATTAAAGAAAGCCTCTCTAATAAAATGATGTTTCATACCATGTATGTTGGCTGGAAAATCTATCTCATCTATTGTATGAAAGTCTCCCAACGTTACACCTTTAAATGTTTCATTGCGGTAAAGTTCTTCTGTATCACCACGATCAGACCTCCACATGATAACAGTCTTACCTTCCATGTGAGGTTTAATTTCTTCAATAAAATTATTAGATGTTTCTAAATCTCTAGGGTCTATCTGCAATGCACCATGATACCTGAACTCACTGTCACTAGGTATGACAACCACATCGGCATCTCTAAACACATCAGCATCTCGCCGTGGTTTTTTCTTTCTATCAAAACTTAAATTGTAAGAGTCATATGTATATTCTGGATGTTGTTTCATCCACAAATCATACAAATAGAAAAAAGAATCCAATACTGTCTCTAGTGGACCTGTATAGGTTACATTACTTCTCAATCTTGCACAAACAATCTTCATCGTATAATATCTATCTTGTCTATGTTATCACGTTTCCAAATTTCAAGTTCTGTTCGTAGACGGCCATCAGCTTTCAAAGACTCATATCTTTTAATTGCTTTATGCCTCCACCATTGTATCACATTTTCAAGGGAATGTCTAGCCCATGTTTCTCCTTGAACTAGAGTATCTGTTTCTCTTAACAGATATTCCCTAGAGTTACTATAACCATAACTAGACATATAAAACCTTTTCTTTGTGGTAACATTCTCTGTATCTTTTCTAAACTTCACAAACTTTTCATGTGCGGTTGTATTGTGTTGTTTCAAACTATTACTAATAATACTAATCATTTTTGTTTGAGTCTTGAGTTTTCTGGACGATGCTGCTTTATGCACCAACGGTCCATCATTACGTTCTTCAAACCACTTTCTCATCTCACGGTACATACTATCAGCAAACGTCAAAAAGAATTTGGATTCTGTATTGCCCTTATACCGTAGAAAGGGTCTCATGCCATCATACATTGACCCACCCTTAATGTTACCATATAATGATGTGGTCTCAAACATACAGTAAGGCCCACCATACTTTTTATCCAAAAATTCCCTTACTTCATGTGAACAACATATAGCTGCCATCAACTTACCACCTAGATAATTAAATCCAAATGGTTGTGCTGGCACTATTACAAACCCCATGATAGTACTAGCATTAAATCTTTGCATCTCCTCTTTATTTTCTGTCTGCAATGGCCTACCTAAAAATACATTTCTAGGCTTAGCATTGATGAGGGGTGATGCTAACTTAATGAACCCAACTATTTTACCTGTGTTCTTTTCTTGAACACATAGTTTGCTATTTCGGCCGGGCGGATCATCAGGAGAAAAACTAGCTGTCAACTCTAACAGATTATTAAATGTCTCACCTGTCCGACGGACTACTTCAAACTCCATATCTTGTGGGTGCATATCAAAGTCTTGAAACAGATCATCTTCTGGACCTAATCCAAACAGTGGGGTAGGCATCTCCTTGATGCGGTCTATCTTACGACTTCGGAAGTAATCATCAATCCGTTTGAAGTCGGAGAAATAGTTTACAAGTTTATCAGCAGCCCAATAGGAATCTTCTTCTGATAATATCATCCAAAAAAATCTTCAAGAGTTCGTTGTGTACCATAACTTCTATCAACCCGCCAATCAATACATTCTAATATTAATTCTATAGGATCAACAAAAGATTTTGAAAACTGTTTATCAACATCCACCTGTTCATGTAAACCAAACTCTTTGGGCAGTTCGCTTAGAAATGCTATCACGTTAGATTGTAATGCGTTAGGAGTTTTGAGTAATATAAACTTCAACTTCTCACCATCCATAATAAGAGGATACTTATTCGTCAACTTATGTTTCTTCAACAAGTGATTATAAATCAATGCGCCTTTGATATGCATTGGTGTACCTTTCTTGAATACACTGGACTTATCACCCCACTTCTTGATACCATTCACTGAACGGGGAAATGCCATAGACTCTATAGGTAAAGACATAAATTCTTTACGAAAATCTTGTATGAATTTATTTACCGAACTCTCATCTTCTGTTACCAACACCTTCAAAGAAGCTTTAATCTTTTCTCTACAGGCATGGGGTGTTGATGACTTGACAGATTCTATGCCCATCACTTTCAACTGCGGTTCGGCAAAACGCACACCTTCACTATCATGTACATTCAAGATGTATCGTTTCTTGGCAGTCCAGATACCCTTGTCGGCAATGACCTCTCTCGCCATTTCCATCTTCTGTTCATACACATAAAGATATTTGGCCAGTTCTTCATAACATTCTGTTATGAATGGTTCTAATTTTTCTGATGCCACCTTAGCTAAAAAGTCTACAGGGTTCTTTGGTTGAACTTTATCAATCAACTCCTTGAAACGAACATAGATAGAATCTGTATCGGATGCCACAACATAATCAACCTTCTCAGTCTCTAACAATTTATTAAGATAGTCATTAACTTTATTCTCAATCCACTTAATTGCCAACTGGCCAGATGTTGTAATGGCTGTTGCCATTCTCTCATCATAATATCTAAAGTATTCATTACCAAGAGCACCATATGCACTGTTCAATGCAATCTTTCTAGCCATCTGAATGTTGTGATATGTTCCTATCTGATTAATATACTTCTCATCTTTTGTGTCCTCATACCTCTGTTTAGCCTCAAGCAAATAGTTTTTAAACTTAACACGGTCAACATAAAACTTTTCCATAAGTTCTGGTAAGAACCCTCTAATGTCTGTCCTGAAACAAGCACCATTAGGAGTTACAGTCAAACCTTTATCTTTCAATATATCAGTTTCAACTTCTTTAGCCAATAGTTTCTCTATCGAAATTGGTTTCGGGAAACGTTCCTTAATAAGAGTTTCTAATGAAATATTGTACTGCATAATCAAATGAGGATACAAACTATTCAAATCAAATGACATGATCCAATCATGCTGACCCACTTGTGGTTCTTTTACATATGCACCAATATACTTCTCACCCTTATGACTCTTCCTTCTCTGTGGAATAACAATATTCTTATCACGGAGATAATTGTAGATGATAACATCCCACATACGATTCTGTGAATAGACATCGTTATAATTAATCTTAGCTTCATATGCCATCGTGAACATCAACTGAATCATACCAAGTTTATCTTCCATGGCATCAACCAATTCTACATCTTTGATGTTGTAATCAATAAAGGATTGGTAATCTTTTGTATACCATTCTTTGAATGTGTCATATGGGTTGGGGTCTTTCTTCACACCCAACTCTATAAAAGAAATGTAATCTAATGTAAACGATTCTTGGTCCGTGTATGTAAACTTCTTATACAAGTCCAAATAATCTAAATTCGATACGCCCCAAATATTATATCTAGATACATCCCTGCCAAATGTTGATGTTCGTTCCTCTGTCACCACTTGCCAAGGTGAAAGATTATACATCATCTCCGAATCAAAGAGTTTTGTAATACGATTACAGAGATATGGTATATCAAAGAACGTGGTGTTCCAACCAGTTATGACATCAGGTTTAACATTAGCCATGAACTCAACAAAACGTTCCAACAACATACGTTCATCATCACAATAGACATACTCAACATCCTCACGGGTGTTGTTATAATCATATATGCCCCACACCATAATCTTTTTACTCTTATGGTTCTTAACTGTGATGGCTAATACTTCTTCCTCTGCCTTATTAGGATCTGGAAAACCATTCTCACTTGCAACCTCAATATCAATGGTGAGAGTTAAAATCTTATCGGGAGTCCAACTAATCAGACCTTGATAATTCTCAGCCAAATAACAATAATGGTACCTCTCCATTCCAAAGATGGTACCAGGTTGATGTTCGTAATTCTTTAAAAACTCCCTCGCCTGTCTCATACTATTCAATTGAATAGGTTTAAGACTATGACCCTCTAGTGTCTTGAATTTTGTTTCATCTTGACTACGAGTATATAGGGTGGGTTTATAATTTACTTTACGCTGTACTCTCTTGCCGTTCTCTATCGCTCGGATGAGAAGCGTATCACCTTTTTGGATTACATTTGTATAAAAGTTTTCAGACATATAATAATTATATCACACTTTATCCGGAAAGTAAAGTCTTTGTATCTACTTTCGTATCAGGCATCACAACACCCGAACCAAATGCTTGTCTATAATTATTTTTTAAATCATCAGCAGGTTCTGTAATAAAAACTACCCAATCTCTTGGAATTTCTATTTGTTTTTCTGTTGTAAACGGAACCCACGGACCAAAACCCATCTGCACCTGATTACCCTTTCCATCAGACATAGGTATTAACATAGCTGGGTTATCAAGAACTAAAGTATCTTCCCTCTCATCTATATCACTCACTATATCTTCACCAGATTTTGTACGAATCAATTTAATTGCCATTATATATTTACTCCCTCAAAAAGTTTTCTTTGAACCTATATTATATTTTGTTTCCAAAATCCAATCGTCTTTATCTCTATACGACAATACTTTTATCTGTGATAGTGGTGCCCTAGGTTCACTGGTACCAATCAAAGTTAAAAGTCCCCAATCCTCTAATAATGCTGCTATGGAATTCCTTCGTTCTATATCATTTGTAGTTAAATTTGTTGGTTTGCCATCTAAGGCAAACAGTTCTTTAAAGTGTACTATAAAATAACGTCCTTGTTTATGTAGTATATGACAAGACTGATATAGTTTTTTTTCTTTTCTACTAGCAACACCAATGCGGGATAAAGTTTCACGGACTTTCAAAAAATCATCTGGTTCAGATAGGGTTACTTCTAACATCAAATCTGGAACCCATGCTATACTTTCCATTTCGCATCTCCATGTTATTATAATTATTTTAGATACATCTGGAGATATTTATAATTTAATGGCTTTTAACTCATACTATATCAACTTCCACCACGTGACCTGATCTGACGTATATCTTCTACCTGTTCTTTACTTAATATTTCTAATGCTGTCTTAGCCTTCTCATTAGAATAATTAAAATGTTCCTTAATCAAATCTAAATCTTTTAATTTAGATGCTTTCATCCACTTTGCAAAACGTTTCTTCTTTGGTAACCCATGCAAATAAAAATCATACTGTAACTTATTATCCAACCAATGCAAACAATTCATCTCGTTAGCAAACAATACCGCATCTGCTAGGCCAGATAAACATTTATTGACAATGAATGCTGGGTATCGTTTCTCCCAAAACACATCACCTTCTTCTTCCATCAATGTTTTCTTTTGATAGTTTACAGAATTCAAATAATCGGATAATTCATACATTATATAAAGTATATCTCAATGTTATTTCTTCACCCGCTTTTATATCTCGCAAGGTATATAATGTATACCTATCACCATCTACTGACACCGTTTCTTTAACCTTTATACAATTTGGTTCATCACTATGATTAATAAACCCACCTAACGGTGTTCTTATAATTTCATCATCAACTTCAATATGAGTTAATCCTAAATCAACATCGTTAGCAATATCTTTTATAGCAAACATACCCAAGCCTTGGATGTGTGATTCTTTAATTGTTAAACTATCCGGTAAAGGTTTATAATTTGCCATGTCTTAATAATCTATGTCTAGCTGTTTCTTCTACCAAATCAAATTCATCAATATCATGTTTATCTAATGCCAACATATTAGTTTTTACTCTCTTAGCTGGATTACCCACCCAAACTTGACCTGGTTTAACATTTGTTTTTTTTGTCACAATACAACCCATACCTAACATCGAATACGATCCGACCACCTGGTATTGGTGTACCTGACAACCACTACCACAATTACTATGTTTCATCACACGGACATGACCTAACATAATAGCATCACAGCTTAATGTTACACCTTCTTCAATAACACAATCATGTGCAACGTGAGACCCTCTTAACATTATAACATTACTAGCGATAGAAGTCAATCCTTCTGTGCCAGCATTGATGGTAATATGTTCACGAAACATATTGTCATCAACTATCTCCGTGGGACCGTCCTTATCCCAATACATTTTATGTTCTGCTCTTGTACCTACTGAACAATATGCTTCAAATCTATTGTTACTACCAATATCCAATCTACCAGTAAGATAACAAAATGGACCAACAAAATTATCATGGCCCATTGTAACCTCATCACCGACAAAGGCGGTGTCGTGTATAAAATTATTCATTTCCAATTATTTCTAACCCAATCCAAATGTTTTATCTGGTGTGGTTTAGGATCTCCGTGAAAGTATACTATACTAGAATTATGTATCAAAGTTGGATTCTTTTGTATCATATCTTTATAACTAAAAATTGTACCAGGATATCTCCAATCTAATCGTGGACAATCTCCATAATGTTCTCGTAGTGCAACCATCTCTGATGGTTTGTTCCAAGGTGGCAGTGTGTACTTCTTCATAAAATTCTGTTCGTCAGATGTCCACAAATGCCACCACTCTTTACAAAATTCTTTGTTAGATATAGTTATAGCATTACAAATTGTTCTTGGAAATCTAGGGTCACTACAACAAGCTATCTTCTCTGGTACAAAAGAAAAAATATCATCTAAGGGGCCTGTAATAATAGTATCAAGACCCATAGTAACTCTACGACCTGTACATAGGTCTGGTCGCCAGAGTTCCATTAAACTCATCCAACCATACTGGTCTACTGAACGTTCAAATCTCTCAACTCTAACATTTTCCTTAAATCTATAATTCTGATCCGTTAGACAAATGAAATCAAAAGATGCATTTAAATTTCTATCGACACCTCTATAAAGTTTATCAACCCATTCGGTTGTATAAACTCCTACACTGTGAGGTATACCTGTTTGTTGACCATTGAATAGAGCAGTAACAATAGTTATATTTGTATCGTAACTCTCTCTAGGTTTCCAACCTGTAATTGGATCAGAAGGCGGTATTGGGTAATGCTCTTCTTCGTATTTTTCAACCAGTAGCATTAGGACATCGAGTTCATCGCCTTTTTCGGTATTGCGTGTTGCGCCCCATAATTCATCAATACG